TAAGCTTTCATACTGTTTGTCCACTCTGGGTCAAGAGTAGTCATTAATGTATGAGAATGGCTATAACCATAAACTATGCAGCTATGGTAATCCTCAAATAAAATTGTAGGAGTTGGTATAATTTTGCACTGATGGTTTGCTAGTTCACTACATAAAACCATTAATAAAATATATTTCATTTAATCCTTGACTTAATAATTACAACACATATACTCCCATAAAATATAACAAGGAGAAATATGACAGACACAACTAAATTTAAAAATGTATCTTTGTCTAAGAAAACTTATAGTGATGTAGGTCTTCTCAGTAAAGAAATTTTTGATGTTCAATTATCGTTATCAAAAACTATTGAATATTTAGTAGATAAAGAAATGAAGAAAGTAAAAAAAGGACAAACTAATGGACACGCCAAAAAAGAATAAGGTTATTTGCCCTACTTGTAAGGGTAATGGATATGTTAGGATACCGTATCGTTTAGCAAAAGAAGAGGTTACAGCTCAGTGTGGAGTATGTAACAGTCAGGGAGAGGTGAATGCAGATGAAGTTGATAATATTATTGTTGATGCTGATGGCATTCACAGGTTGCAGTAGAGATTTAGATTTTAATCCTACAACAACTATACTAAAACAAATAATGAAAGGAAAAAAACAATGACACTAGAAGATGAACTTAAGGAACATATTAGTACTTTAAAACAACAACTAAATCCTAATGGAGAAGTTGTCTGGGACAAACAAGTTGGGGGATCTCACTACCAAAACTTTACGATTCAGCCGGCAGAGTTTGTAAATAAAAACAAATTATTATTTGCTGAAGGCAATGCTATTAAATATATTTGTAGACACTCTACCAAAGGGGGTGTTGAAGATATAGATAAAGCAATTCATTATCTAGAAATGATTAAAGAAAGGGATTACTCATGAAGACAGAGCAAGAGATAGTCGATGAGATTGTACATAAGATAACCAGTATGTTAGACAAACACGATGCAACACTAATTGCAGGAGCTCTAACAGCTTTAGGTTTGCAGATATATAAAACCCTTCTTAATCAAAAAGAATATGCTGCTATGCAGAAACATATTTTAAAACGATCAAATCAGATACAGCCATTTACAGAAAGGAAACTACACTAATGAAAAAGGTAACTATAACTAGTGATGACATTACATCAAAACAATGGTCTAATCTTTTATTAGAATTAAATTTAATTAAAAAAGCTTGGAAACCTTATGCAACATTAGAAATGAAAGCTATGAATCTAAAAAAAATAATAGCGTGGGGAACAAAGAGTCCAGATGAATATACTGACAAAGATAGATAAATGGAACTTATAATTTTAAATGATGGCTTGTATCAATTAATACCTGTCACAAAACAAATAATGGAGGGTATTGTCATAACTGCTAAAGTTGATTGTTTTGATTTATGTGAAATATTAAGATTAAAATTATCGGGTTATGCTAACAGTTTAAACTTACACATTATGAATGATGGAAGTGGAAATTTTGTAGGATGTATTTGTGAGTAAAAAATGTAGTATATGTAAAAAAGATCTACCCTTAGATCAATTTTATTTAAGTCATAATGGGCGTTATAATTTCTGTTGTACTCCTTGTGATAAAATTAGAAAAATTAAGTATCGTGCTGAAAACAAAGAGAAAATTGCATTAGCTGATCATAAATATATTAATACAGAAAGAGGCTATGTGAATGAAGTAATAGGTGGAATCTTTCAACGAGCAAAAAGAACAGACAGAAATATGGTTTGGCAGCCAAATATAAGTAAAGAACAAATGTATGATGAACTTATGTTATACATCCAGGACCACGGAAGAAACTGTGAGTATTGCAAACAACCTTGGACTTATCAAAGAGCTCTGGGTGTTCGAGGTACAAAAAATACTGCAAGAAAAAGAGCAGGTCTTAACACTAATTTTTCAATAGACAGGTTAGATACTACAATAACCTATAGTAGAGACAACATAGTTTTTTGTTGTGTGGGCTGCAATAACAGAAAAAATCAAGTAAGAATATCAGACATTATGAATATATTAAAAGTATGGAAAGAAAGGACTAAGGATGAAAGTATTGGATCTATTTAGTGGGATTGGAGGATTTAGTTTAGGTTTAGAATCTACAGGACATTTTAGAACTGTAGCATTCTGTGAAATAGATAAGTTTTGTAAATTAATTTTAGATAAACATTGGAAAGGAACAAAGGTATACGATGATATTAAAACAATCACAAAAAAACAATTTGAAGAAGACGGAACAGAATTCCCAGACATTATCACAGGGGGTTTCCCGTGCCAGCCGTTCTCAGTCGCAGGCAAGCAACAAGGAACCAGTGACAGTAGACATCTCTGGCCTGAGATGTTTCGAGTCATCAAAGAGTTTAGCCCGAGGTGGGTTATTGGAGAAAATGTCAAAGGCCTTACTAACATCCAAGACGGCGTGGTCTTCGAGACTGTGTGCTCTGACTTGGAAGGAGAAGGTTACGAAGTCCGGACGTTCAATATTCCAGCTGCAGGTGTCCAAGCTCCCCACAGAAGAGAAAGAATCTGGATTGTGGCTCACGCCAAGCGCTTCAATGAGAGAAAATCGATCAGAGGAAGCGATGAAACACAGAGTAGAATACAGGAAGAGCATAGGCAGAACGACAGTACCACCAGGGAATCTAGCAGAACAGGTTCAGTATGGGGAACCAACAAAGGACATGAAGATATGGAGAACTCCGACAACAATGGATTCGAAAGAGGACTCACTGAAACACGCAACGAAACTATTGCAGGGAAAGAATCTACGATCAACGGGATCAAGGATCCAGATAACTCTAGCAGACGAGGTGATGGCACAGGAGATCATGAACAACCCAGAACTAATGGAGCAGTACAAGGACTACGAAATGATGACCAGGAAGAATCTGCCAGAGCAACAGGAATTCGTGGATTACATGAGAGAACAGACATCAGTCAAGGAACTGCACGAGAAGACGGGCATCAAGAAGACGACAGTAGAACATTGGTTCAGACGGGACAAAGCAGGGTTCAGTCATCCATCAGTGGAGGATTGGAACGCAATCAAGATCCATTTCAAGAATTTGAGATACGACAACGTAATGACAGCGCTGCACTCAATAGAATGGAAACAGGAAGAGATGAAGATATGGAGAACTCCAGACGCACATTGCGATCGAGGGGCGAGCTCCAAGGAGAGAATGGAAATGAAACTAGAGAAGGGAATGCCGATCAGTCTCAACGATCAAGTAGCACATCCGAATCTAATGTGGCCAACACCAAGAGCATCAGCAGCAATGTCAGAGAACGTAGAGAACATCAAGAAGAGAGACAAGGACAACAGCAGACTAGAGGAGAAGGTGGCGAAACTATGGTCGACTCCAGTACAGGACGATGTACATCACAGGAAACAGAAGTACAGCCAGGGAGGTACAGCTCTTTCGACTCAAGCTGGTGGCAGTCTGAACCCGAGTTGGGTAGAGTGGCTCATGGGGTATCCGGGCGGGTACACAGACTTAAAGCATTGGGAAATTCTATCGTCCCGAAAATCGTCCAAGAAATCGGCAACGCCATCATCGAAGCCGAAAAAGAAAAAGACTTAGAAATATTAGATGAAAGGAATGGAATGTAAATGCGAAATTTATTTGAGACATGTGTAGATGTTGGTAGTGGTTTAATCNTGTCAACAATGATACAGTTATTTATATTTCCTTTCTTTGATATGTATCCAACAGTCTTAGAAAGTTTTCACATAGCAGTAATTTTTACAGCCATATCTATATGTAGATCATGGTGTTGGAGAACAATTTTTGGAAGGAGACGAAAACATGGCTAGATATTTATTAAAAATAATATATCATTACTCAACAGCTTTGACTTCATGGTCATGGCAAAAACTATACGGCAACAGAAAGGACGGTTATGGGTATAATAAACGAGATAAGATTTAAACTAGAATTACTCTGGATAGATCACCCACATAAAATTATGTTTTGTTTAGGTTTGATTGTAGGTTTACTGATATGAAGTGGAATAAGCTTTACAATTATCCACCTTGTACGAGATCTACAACAGATGGTCTAAGACTCTATGACATTGGTAAAGAAAGATTACCAAGTGTTACAACGATTCTAAAAGCAACTGAATCGGAAGAAAAGAAAGAATCTTTGAACAGGTGGAAAGCTCGGGTGGGTAATGTAGAGGCTGAGAGGATTAGAGATTCATCGGCTGCACGGGGTACTAACATGCACTTACATTTAGAGAAACATGTACTTGGAGAAGGACATTTAGATTTAACACCAGAAGGTGAAACAGCTAAAGCTATGGCTGATGTAATTATTGAGAAAGGATTAAAAGATATTGGCGAAGTATGGGGATCAGAGGTAACTTTATATTACCCTGGTAAGTATGCAGGCCAGACAGATTTGGTTGGTGTTTATGACTATGAAGATAGTATAATAGATTTTAAACAATCTAATAAACCTAAGCAAAGACAATGGATTGACGACTATTTTATGCAGTTAGGCGCTTATGCGATGGCTCATAACCAAGTCTACAATACCGACATAACTCAGGGTGTAGTGCTGATGTGCACCCCAGACAACTATTTTCAAAAGTTTACTGTAAATGGTAAAGAGTTTATTAAATATCAAAATCAGTTTTTAGAAAGGGTGGAAAGATACTATGAACAAAAAAATAGTAAGTGAAATAATAAAAAGGCAATACACTATCATGATGGAAGAGGAAAAATCAATGAAACAATTATTGAAAGCTGAAACTAATTTAGCACCTACAGATCAATTGACTGGACTTTATGGTAGAATTGAACAGCATCTTGGTATAATATCTCATGCACAAAATAAGATAATGTTATTGCAGGAGATAGCTAATCAAGATGACGAAGGATAAGGACATGTTTAATAAATTACAACAAGAACAACGTGACCTAGATGCGAGCTACAGACAGTCGTTACAAAATAAAAAGGAACATGAGACAAGGGACCAGGACCAAGCGTCCAGCAACAAGGGTGTTTTAACTTGTAGAGCTAAGAATTGTACAAATTCCTTGTACAAATGGACAAGCAGCAGGGATCCAAGGTATTGTGTTGACTGTTTATAGTGACATATATATCACACTTTTACAAAAAGTGAGGTTTTACGGGGCTCATCACCTCCCTATAGTAATTTGAGAATACATGTTTTAGCTAAAAGGGTTTTTCAATATTGAGGTGATCTGGGGTTGAGGTGATCAGCCTTCTTATACAACACTTCTAGAGCGTCTAGGGGCTCTGAGGAACTTTTGGGTTCCAAATATAGTAAAAAATTTATAGAAATGTTATAGGGGTTGGGATATGATAGGTAGAAACAAAAATTGGTCTGGTCAATCTGACTGGATAAAAGAGTTTAATAAAAAACATAACCCAGGTCTCTATAATGAAGAAAAAAAGCAAAAGAAAAATAAAAAACAAAAAAACTATCCCACTAAATATAAAATCTTTAGGCAACAAGATTGAGTCTTACCCATTTGTAGAGATAACATGGCTTGATATCGAAGGTGATGCGGGTTGGTCCAACACAAAAGATTTAAACAAAGAAAAACTACCGACATGTGTATCTAAGGGTTACTTGTTAAGTCAAAGCAAAGGTATTACTAGAATATTTAGTGATTATATTTTGTCTAAAGATAACCCTACATTTGATAATATTGGTAGCACAACCATTATTCCAACATCAGTAATACAGTCTATTAAAAAAATTAATTAAGCTAAAGGTAATTTAGGTTTGATCTCGTTAGGGTCTATATCTGGATCTTCTTTTACTTCTAGGATTCTTGAGTTATCATCTACAATACCTGCTATTCTACTGTCTAGTTCTTCTTCTGTTAGGTCTTCAACCTTACCTGTCCTAATAATCTTCTGTTCTATGTAAAGACCACCTACTTGGCCTCTAGCTTTTTCTGCCACTGTGGCTGCTGAGTATGATCTATCTTTTAATGCTTGATCTCTAATCTTACCGAGCTCAGTTAAATGTCCACCATAATTAACACCATATTTTTTGTTACGTTCTTCTTTTAATTCCCCTATATACTTAACAACGTGAGGAAATAATTTTGGATTTTGCAGTCTACTAGCTTCTACTCTTGCCCCCAATGTATTCTCACTTTCACTCTTACCCCCTGAATATCCTGCTTCTAATGCACATTCATAAGCGTACTTACGTCCTTCAAAATATACTAATAACTCTGCAAATTTCATCTGCATTGGTGTTAGCCTTGCAGGTAGGCCTGGTTTTTTTTTCTGAACTGTCTTCATATTTGACAATATAGGTATATTGTCTTATAAAGTCAAACATGAAAGATGAAGATAAAACCTACGAAAATGAGGTTACACATTCTATAAAAGAAGACAGAGGTCAAGGTGATCTCACTCTACTCATTGAAATGTTGACTAAACAAAAACAATTTTTACAAAATAAATGTAGACAAGCTGGCTCTGAGATTAATGAATTAAAAAGAGATAACACATTATTGTCTTATGATGTTGCTACATTAACTAATAGAATACAGGAGTTAGAAAAGAATGTTAAAAGGTAGAGATATAATGCCAATCCTAGAAAGGTTTCTGGGACCAAAGATGAAAGCAAGTGTAGCCCAAGATGCTCGTGTACAAGTACGAACACCAGACGGCAGACATTTTGATGTCCAATCAATTAATTTAGTTGAAAATAAAATTTTAGGTGCTAGAGAGACACATCGTTTAGTGATAAATACACATGAAGAATTAGCCAAAATGGGTAAACCAAAGTTGATTTTGTAAACATCTGTTAGCATCATTATTTGATGAAACCTGAAACAAAATTATGGCATGATCTTAAGAAAATTACTCCACATATTTCGTGGACTAGACTTGAAAATACTAGCGTATTGGGGACTCCCGATCTATTGGGCTATAATACTTCTGGCAAGTTTTTCACTGTTGAGCTCAAGCTAACATCTGCTAACAAAATTAATCTCTCAGCACATCAAATTAGCTTTCATTTAAGGCATCCACAGAATAGTTTTATCATTGCCAGGCACAGGACTCATGGTGCCTGCAAAATGTTTCCAGGTACTAGTATCCTGCAGCTTGTTGCTTGTGGCTTTAAGTTAGATGAGGCTTGTTGCTTGTCGCTTGAAGCTTGTGGCTTG